CAGATTGAAAACGAAATGCAAGCATTGTGTATAGCCTGTGTTAGCAATAGTTGCCGCTTAGTGTTCGGGATTGCTGTGCCGTTCATTTGTTTCTGGGAGTAGTTTTTATAATATTTCCGTAAGCGGCTATTATTGCTAACGGTCGGTGGTATGGTTAGTTGCCGATTGCGAGCTACAGACCTATCAAAATACACAGAATTACAAGCGGGTGGTAACGCTTCAAATTAGTACTAACACGGCAATTAACTATACCACGGGTTATAGCCAGTTAATCTTTATATTATGACACACGAACAAAAAATTGAATTAGCTAACGACATTTACGATGATTATAAAAAAGGTATGTGCGAATGGGGTGACGCTTTTGGAATTGTAGAAATGATTTTAGAAAAATCAAATCATAAGCAACTACAGCACCACAAAGATACAACCGTGGGTTTATGGTGTACCGACAAAGAACCTGATAAATTGTTTGAAATTGTAATGAATACTATTGATGGTGACCCATGTTTGTCAGCGGTTGATTACGAGTATTACAAACGGATATTTGATACCAAACTTACGGAGCTGATGTTTCGCCTTTAATTGGCTATAACGAGATGCAGCTTTGACCAGTGGATTATTATTACCTAAAATAACTCAAACTTCAAAATCATGAAAACAGCAGAAAAAATTATTATTGAAAAAGTAGGTGAATTTTGGTGGATATGTGGAAAACATAGGCCGGAATTTATTAACGCAATGGAAGAATATAAATATCAGTTTAAACCTGATATTAAAGATTTGATTTCATTTATTGATGATGGAAATGTGGAAATAAATTTTTACGGAAATGACGGTTCCGACAACCAGGAAAAAGTAAACGGAAAAGAGTTACTTAAAAAATACATCCATGATGCAATATTCGATAAGTGGCACGACTGCTCGTTAGACCAAAATAATAAGCCATTGGTTAAAGCTGCTGTTAGCAACTGCTATGCTGATGATTGCTTAATACAGAGTTCGTGCAGTTCGTTTAAAACCGATAGATGCAACAAAGAGTGTAAACTTTACGCATAGTTGTTGCTAACGGTACTGAGCTATGACCAGTGGATTATTATTAACTAATTAACTCAAATAACAATGGAAGATTTAAAAGAAATGATTTCAAATGTACATGAAGCACTTGAAGGTAGATATGACCTGACGGGCTATGACTTACACATGATACACGGTTTGCTGTGTGAGTTTGATGTCTTGTCAAACTCTAATAATAAGCCATTGGTTAAAGCGAATGTTAGCGTTGCGGTGTGCGACTGTTGTAATGGAACTGGTACAGTGCCAGTAGTAAACGGATTTATGTTTAAAGATTGTCCGAAATGTACGCACACTGAACGCTAACGCTTAGGTGCTATGTGAAGTGCGTAACGAACCGAGAATGTAAAATTGAAAATCACTGAATAATAAATAATGCTTGTTAAACCTTTTAGAAATGGAATATTTTGATAATGAAACACAGAATAATTTTAAAGCCGATTTTGGATTCACGTCACCTCATAGAACAAAGTCGGAGTGTAAGAACCCAGTTTTCATGGATAGACATTTACACAGAATGGCTATAATGAAAAAAGAACATTTTGGCAGTAAGGGAGATCGTGATGAAAACGGATTGCCAGGATGGTTTTCAAAATTTATTTGTACCGGATGTGGGAAAACATTTAAGGTAAAAATGGCATATAACGAGCATGGTATTAGCGGGTTTTTTCATCCAGATACTCGTTAACCATATTATTTATTATGAAACTTACCGACATAAGCATGATAGCGCACCTCACAGCATTTCATATAGCACGTGTTAGCATTAGGCTGCGCTTTCGCTTCGAGTTGCTCTGCCGTTCAAATTGTTGACGTTCGGTTTTATAGCTGCTGTGTGCGCAGCTTAATGGCTAACGGCTACGGGTATGACCAGTGGCGGATTACGAGTACAAAACTTTCAAAATACGATACAGAATGAACGAAGCAAATAACTTACAAATACCTACGCAGCCGCCATTGGTTATACCCGATGTTATCAACTGCCCTTTTTCTATTGTCTTTAACGAGGATTGTGTGCAAGGTTTAAAACGCTTTGCAGATAATTACTTTGATTTAGCAATAGTTGACCCGCCTTATGGGATTGGGATTGACGGACAAAAGCAAAGTATTAATAATAAAAACCCGAAAGCAAATAGAAAAGCACACGATTTTAAAGGATGGGATAATTCAATACCATCTGCTGAATACTTTGCTGAGTTATGGCGTGTATCTAAAAATCAAATTATTTGGGGTGCGAATTACTTTGTTGAGCATATAAATAAACCAACAAAAGGATGGGTTGTATGGTATAAAGGACAGGAAGGCTTAACTATGAGTGATGCAGAATTGGCTTTTAGTAGTTTTGATAGTGCAACAAGGGTTGTAAAAATAAACAGAGTTGAACTACTAAAAGAAGGAACTATACACCCGACACAAAAGCCAATTAAACTTTACGACTGGCTTTTAAACCAATATGCGAGCGAGGGCAATTTGATTTTAGATACACACGTAGGAAGTGGAAGCAGTAGGATTGCGTGTGAAAAAGGCGGGTTCAACTTTATCGGGTTTGAAATAGACAAAGAATATTATGAGAAACAAGAAAAGCGTTTTAAAAATCATTCGATGCAGCAGCGGCTCTTTTAGTGTTGTTGCTAACGTATTAGGCTATGCACAGTGCAGCCGTGAAGTCAAATAGAAGTACCGAATGAAATAATTTTAATGTTTTTTAAAACTTGTATTGCCTTATGAAAGAAAATATTGAAAGTAAAATCAGAAATGAAATTAATAAGCCGGTATTGCTTTGTGCAACAAAAATAGACTCAACCGGAGAACATTGCCCCGAATCAGGAATACATCAAATTGATGGTTCAGATGATTTTCTTTGTGATAAATGTTTAAAAATGTGGAATAATAAACTAATTAAAGCTAAAAACGATGGAAAATGAAATTCAGATTATTTTAAAGGACATTTTAAAAGAAATCGAAAAAGAGAAAATAGCGTTGAAATACAATTACTTTCCAACTTTTACCGATGACTTTAAAAACGGGTATGAGAGTTGTGTTTCCGATATTAAACAAATCATAAACGGATTTGTGCATGAAGAAAATATTAAAATATAGAACCATATACCAGATTGTTTGATATGTGGTGATACCGGCATTAAGATGGGAACTTGGCAGAACCCAGAAGGATTAGATTGTGATTGTATGGCTGCTCGTTAACAAAACATTAAAATTATGATTGAATCCGCACACAGTCAGATTGAAAACGAAATGCAAGCATTGTGTATAGCCTGTGTTAGCAATAGTTGCCGCTTA